TACCACCGACTTAAAGCGACCCACCTAGATTTAGGAAAAATAGATTTAAACGCTCAATAATCACATAAATAATTATCTATGTTATTATTATACCACAATGGACTTATCCGACCTATTGAAAAAGAAACGCCCCAACTTATCCGCTGGCTCGCTCCGCACCTACAAGTCTATTCTCACCAACCTCTACCGCAAGTGCTATCCAGAAGATGACGAGATAGACGTAGAGAAGCTCAACAATGAAAAGCATATGCTGGAGCACCTGAAAGACATTCCGTATGCCAAGAGAAAGACCACACTCGCTGCGCTCGTGGTGCTCACCGGCAACAAACATTACTCAACCCAGATGATGGATGATATCGGCAAATACAACGACGAGCAGATGCTACAGCAGAAAGATGGCAAGTTCGCAGAGAACATGGTCCCATTCGCAGAAGTGGAGACGATTCTCAAACGATTAGAAACAGAGGCAAAGCACATCTACAAGAAAGAAACCGCACTCACTATGGGTGACTTACAAAAAGTCCAGAACTTCATCATCCTCTCACTCACGGGTGGCATCTACCAACCGCCGAGGCGATCACTGGATTGGGTTATGAAAATCAGAAACTACGATGTGAGCGAAGACAACTACCTAGACATGAAGGGAAAGCGGTTCATCTTCAACAAGTACAAGACGGGAGCACAGAAGGGACAACAAGTCACGGAAATACCAAAGCCTCTACTTACCATACTCAAAAAGTGGATAAGTGTACTACCTACCGATGAAGAGCACTTACTCTTTGATAACAAGGGCGGAGCACTGACTCCATCACAAATCACACATCGTTTGAATACGGTGTTTGATAAAAAAATAGGTACCTCTATGCTTCGGCATATTTATGCCACTAGCAAGTTCGGAGATGTGAAACTGAAAGAGCTCGCAGACACAGCCACGGCAATGGGTAACAGCCCGGTTCAGCTTTTAAAATATGTGAAGACAGAATAAGACCTTCATAAAATACGGACGCATTTTATGAACAATTACATAAGACCTAATTTCTGCTTTGCTTCCATTTCGGACGTGAAGCGACTACGGGCTGGAAATCCGAATGGTTCTTGAAATCCGCTAGGCGAAGCCGACATCTCACTTTCGCTGGGATACGTATAACCGGCAAACTCCCCCTGATATGTCTCGGCCTTTGGCTTTCTACTCTTACCAGCATCCGAGCGCACTTTGCGTGCTTTGGCACTTGGCATTTCACTCTCGCTCTCACTGGGTCCAAGATGAATGGGTCTATCAAAATTGATAGGTGCATTATATACAGCACCAAACGTAGAGGCATCATTTTGTGGAGCGTATGCTTCCTCTCGTGGAGGTGGCACGGGTACCTCAAATCGCACTGGCTCTCGGGCTGGAGCAGCAATTTGAATGGGTGAGCCGCGACTACGAGCAGCGATTTGTTCTACTAAGCTAAGAAGACGTTGGCTTTCTCCGGCCGTATCGCGAAATGTCATCGGCAGCTGTCCAGATGACCCACCGCCACCAGAGCCACCGCTGCTCTGGACATTCACGCGGACATTCTGTTTCACAATCTGTTTCTGTTTCTGTTTCTGTCTAGGTTTTTTCACTGGCTTACGTTTTGGGGGCATTATAAGATATGAAGATATTTTATTTGTCGTCATTTTTAATAGAAAATGATTTGTGGCCGAGACGGTGCCAAAGCCGCTGCCTTAGTCTTCTTACGAGGCACGTAGACAATTTCTTCTTCTTCGCTCTCGTCAGCTTCTTCCTCTATGTAGTGTATGATTTTCTTTTTGGGAGCGGGAGCGGGAGCGACCGCTTTCTTCGCAGCAGCTTTCTTCACAGCGGGCTTCTTCACAGTAACCACTTCTTCTTCCGGCTCAGACTCCGGCTCAGGTTCTGGCTCTAAGCGAAACTCTTTGGCAAGTTTTTCTTTCTTCTTAATCTCTTGCTCCACTCGCTTAGCAATGGCTTCATCAATGGCTCGCTGTTTGTCTTCTCGGCCTTTTTCCCACTTAGCCTTCAGAGCCTCTCGGCCTTTTGCTAGATTCGCTGGGTCGCCGCCCCGTTTCTTGACAGCTTGTATTTCATTATCCACGGGAGGGTCTTCGGATGGGGGCTCTATGGGAGGCGGAGTCTCTGACATGGGGGCTTTCACTTTTAGCGCCTTTTTCACGATGGTGTTTTTTTTAATAGGCTCCATTTATAAACTATCCCAAGAAATAAAATCCAGAAAATTAAATCTAACCAAACATTATAAATGGAGAAGCAAATAAAAAATGAAATCAAGTCGTTGATGAAAGCCGGTATCCCAGAAGATTTAGCTATACTGTCCGCCGGGTTGAAATATGGTAACAATGACATAGTGAATAGCATACTAGATGAGAAGCACGACGAGCAAGAAGAGCTGCGCCAGGCATTACAATTTTTCAAGCCATTCGCACCAATGGCATTACAAGATGACCAAGAAAAAATAATCGTACAAGAGAACCCCATACCCGTAGAGGCTGAAACCGTAATGTGTCCCTCTCCATTTGTTGTAGAGGAAGAAGAAGATACCATTAAAGTTATCTATGATAATTTAGTAGAAAATGGCATCATAGAGGCTTGTGATAGCAAACAAAAATAGCACTGTATTATAAGTAATGATAAAAACAAAGTCTAGGCAGTTCAACATATCCTCTACGACAGGTAGAATAAATGGAGACTTCTGCTCACAGATACGGGTTCAGTTGCCAGACCTGACATTCCATCAAGACCATATCCAGAATGCTTATTTGTCCGTGGTCCATTGTGAGGTGGCAAACTCATTCTACATAGTGAACTATACGAACAACCAGTTTGTGCTCAACGGTACGACATACACGCTTACCAGAGGTAATTATAACGTGAATACATTTATTACGATGTTGCTAACAATCATACCAGCCGGATATGCGCTAACATACAACTCGGCAACAACCAAGCTTACGATGACACACACTACCACTAATTTCACAATCAACGCGTCGTCATTGGCCTCTACAATCAATCTAGTAATGGGTCTAGGTACAAGCGACCTTACTAGCGTGGGGCTTACGCTTACGATGCCAAACGTAGTAAACTTCATTCCTCTACCACGTATTAATTTTAGAAGCAATTATTTCAACTTTGGATGTTATTCTACGAGCGATAATTCTAGCGACATATTCTTGCCGCTTCAAAACAATGCTGGACAAAATAGCATCATCAACTACGTGAATCAAACACAAGTGAAGTTTCTAATACAAGACCGGAACATCACAAGCTTTATCATCAACGTTACGGATGACTACGGGAGGCTGATTAATTTCAACGGAGTAGATTGGTACATGACGCTTCAAATTGATATGGACTATTTAGAGATGCCAAGAGCAACGGGTTTCTCTGGGGTTTTAGCAAATCGCCCACCTCTTTGAAAAATACGCAAAAATAAAATGTTTGTGTATTTTATACTATGGCCACTACTATGTTTCCTCAATCCGCTATGGGTCTTCCCTCCTCGCTCAAATATGACTTACCCCCCTCTATGTCTGATAGTGCCCGCTCGTATTCCGTAAACGTCTCTCCCGATGGTATCACATCGGTTGCTGGACCTACCCCTGCCACCACTTCTTTTGTTGCTAACAGTACCGGTAACTTCGGTAACTACACCGCCCAGAACGTATCTTTCACCATCCCATCTGGAATGAGTGACTCTGTTTTCTTGGACCCTGTAGCCACCACTCTATCTTTCACTCTTAGTTACAACGTCACCACTGCTACAGTTGGTGCTACTGGTGGTTCTATCAACTTGATTGGCTCGGGTGCTTCTTGGTTTGATGCTCTCACTTTGTACTCAAATAACACTCCCATTGAAACCATTAACCAGTATGGTTTGTTACAAAACTATTTGCTCCAAAACACTGTAAACTTTTCTGAGAGATACGGTGGTATTTCAGTTGCCATGGGTGCTGATACTAACTCGGCAAACGGTCTTGAAATCGCTCATGCCACTGTTGCCAACAATTACAGATATACCTTCTGTATTCCTCTGTTGTCTGTTATTGGTGTGAATAGTGATAAAATGTTTCCCGTTGGTTCGGTGAATAACCTTCAGTTGATAATGACGACAGCAAATCTTGTTCCGCTCGTGTCATACTGCACAGCCATTACGACTCAACCTGTCTTCTCGGCCTTTACCCTCTCTGAGTTCCAGCTCAATATGAAGTACGTCGACGTTGGAGATTTGGCCGCCCAACAGTTGAGACAGACTCTCCAAGACGGAAAGTGGTATATGAAATCCACCACTTACACCAACAGTGCTGTCACTGTTCCCAGTGGTTCAACTGGTGCGGTTCAGTTATTGCTCCAAATCAGAAACAGCAGTGTCCGCAGTGTGCTACACCAGTTTGGTATTGCGCAGGGAGCTGTTTGCCCGAATCAATACTATGATGCCATCAATCCCGCCTTAACCAGTAGGCAATTACAGGTTGGCGGCCAATTCTTCCCTAACAGGCCCATCAACGACAGTGCTCGTCCGGCAGAAGGTTACCCTTACCTAATCCAAGCTATGGGTGGAGGTATTGCCAAATCTCTAGGAACAGTGGTATCGGCTGATGCTTACAACGCTGTTATTCCATCACTCCCTACCGGTAGTGATTCTAGATTGGTTGTCCCTGCTTCTGGTCTTCGTGCAGCACCAACTGGTGGTGATAACGCCTCCACACAGATTTCCAAGTTTCCCAACTCCGCTTACTACGGATACGATTTGGAGAAGGTGTCATCTATCTTGTTCTCTGGTGTGAATACTAGAGCATCCCCTCCGTTTCTCAATTTGGTTCTTGGTGTTGCTTCTACCTCCAACATCACGTGCCAGGCCTGGGGAATGTCAGACATAGTCTTAGTTTTTGATTCTGTGTCTAAACAGATATCAGCTTTCATATAGGTGCCTGGCCAAAAAATTGAACTTTTTCAAAAGGATTTAAAAAGGAAACCCCAAGACTAACATAGACAATGACAGACTATTCACAAACTGTAATTTACAAAATCGTCTGCAAAGACAAGACAATAACCGATTTCTATGTTGGCCATACCACGAATTTGAAACGACGTGAAAACATACACCTTTCCCGTAGTTGTGGAACAAACGACAACTGTTATTCTCACCTCTACAATTTCATCCGCGAGAATGGTGGATGGACTAATTTTGAAATGATGATTTTAGACCACTATCCAAATTGCCAATCCAAGGAAGAAGCATTGATTCTGGAAGAAGAGTGGATAAAGAAATTGAACCCACCTCTCAACACACATGCGGCAAAACAAACGCCCGAAGAATTGCGCGAAAAAAAGAATGCGTGGAAGCGAGCGAGCGAGCGACACCACGAATACGCGCGTGAGTATAGTAAGAATATAACACAAGAACAGCGCGATGCGAAGAACGCCCTTGCTAGAGAACGTCGTGCGAACCGCACACCTGAGCAAATAGCAGCAGACCAAGAAGCAGACAAGATAAGACGTCCGCGTAAGGTAGTGAGCGAAGCGAACGTATAACGCATACCCCCCCCTACGATTTCCACAATAACCCTCGTTTATTGTGGTATTAAACAGCACATTGAGCGTTTAACCACTACAAGCACCGCTTTGGATGGTTTAACCATCAATAAAAATATTTTTATTGTTCGCTTAACCACCGAATATGCCATATACGGTAGTTTAACCATCAACGTTCTGTTTAAACCGCTCCAAAAACAACAAAATATCCGCATATGGTATATTATGACCTACAAAATACAGCCATACACAGAAACCCAAGCGAAAAAATTCGGTGTCAGTGTGCGGCCTTCGGCCGCAGCAGGGAAGAAGCTAGACGTGTTTAGAGGCACCAAGAAGATAGCCTCTATCGGTGCTCTTGGTATGGGCGACTACCCTACCTACTTGAAAGAAGAGGGGAAAGCGTTTGCGGAAGAACGCCGACGGCTCTACAAGATACGACACGCAAAAGACAAAGGTGTAGCAGGTAAGCTGGCGGGAGCTCTTTTATGGTGATATTATAAATGGATGAGAGGAGACGACTCTATCATCATGAGTATAATAAACAGTATTATTTGAAAAAGAAGATGACAAAGACGAATAACACTGAGCCCAGGTTTAAGAAGATGGATTCGCTCTCGGCTAAGACACATCGCATCATTAAACAACTTGAAGAAACAGAGGCTCGTATGAATCAGTTCAGAGAAGAATTGAAATCTAGCAATACTTTATAATGAGCATCACGATAAAGCACAACGAGCCACCGCCTCTCCACAAACCATCATTTGTGGTTGATGGAAAACTTCATGAGAAACTAGACGATTACGAAATAGGCAAGCTTATGAATAAGGCGAACTTCTCGCTTTTTCTGGGACGCGCAGGCTCGGGAAAGAGCACACTGCTTATCTCGCTATTGAAGTCTCCAAAAATGTTCAAAAATGTTTACCATAGCATTATTCTCTTTTGCCCACCTAACTCCCGCGCCTCTATCAAAAATGATTTCTGGTCCGTGCTGCCAGACGAGCAAATCTACGATAACCTCAACTACGACAACCTTGCCGAGGCTTACGGCGTCGCCGAAGAAAATGCCAGCCAAGGTTTTAGAACACTAATTGTTTTAGACGATGTTCAAAAAGACCTTAAAGGAGAATCTGAAAAGCTTCTTCTACATATGGTGAATAATCGTAGGCATGCCGGTCTCTCTATCTGGATGGCTTGTCAGACCTACAAATCCATCCCACGACAAGTCCGCCAAGGTCTCACCTCGCTATTCATTTTCAAAATCCAGAAAGGCGAGATGGCAACCATCTTTGATGAACAAGTGGAGATAGATGATAAAATCTACAAAGAGATTTTAGGTCTAGCATACAGAGGCGCCCACGATTTTATTTTCATTGATTCATCCACTCAACGCATTTTTCTAAACTGGAATGAAGTGATTATCAACAACGAATAAATAATATCTAGACTGATATTATAATGTCGTCAGTGAAAAGATTTTTTAGCAAATTAGGAAGCGACACTAAGCAATTTTTTCGTAAGGGTGGGACAGCCGATGTTGGTCTTCGCAAGTTTGGAAATACCTTAACTAAGGCCGGCGGAGTCGCACAGTCTGTTGCCCCTCTACTATCTATTGTCGCCCCCGAGATTGGTGTTCCCTTGATGGCCGCCGGTGCTTTATCAAAGGTTGGAGGCAAGACCGCGTTAGCCGTTAGAAGTGGTGCTCGCAAAGGAGGCGACATTGTTCAGAAAACGCAGAACGTTGTCGGTGCTTTGAAGGGTGGCATTGAGGCAGCGAAACCACAAGCTGCTCAAATGGGGATGAACTTCGCATAAACGAGATAAGATAATATGTTCTGATATATTATATTAGCAATGATGAATGACCCGCGAAACCAAGCCGATGTAGAGAAAGTTGAAATCTCTGCTATCCCCGTGAAGAAGAACTATAAAATATGGCTTGATACCAACAATACTGCCTCATACACTGGTCCACAATTTGATGCCCGTTTTCCAGTAGAGATAAACAAAGTCATTAATGAGGCATGGAGACTCAATTCCAGTTATAGAATGACATTCTCTTTTTTGAGTCGCTCACCCGCGCAAGCCGATATGGCTGCGACTGGTGTTTCAACTCAGAAGCTTTATAAGCTCCACATTGATTTAGGAAAAGGGACACAGACAATGTATCAATACAATGCTCAACGCATACCCTCTGGTATGGTTCGTGTGAGGAATGATGGCGTGGGTTATTATACTAACGTGGCCGCTGCCTCAGCATTCAACATACCTGCTTACTTTGCCGCTATTCCCGCTGAAAATGACCCAGTGTTTATCCCCAATTTACTCGGAGTGAATCAAATCAATATCAATCTTATAGACCCTACTGCTGGTACATTCAATGCAGCGGATGACGCAGCAATTAATACCAGTTTGAAATATATCGTATGTATTAATTTACAAGAGCTTTAAAACGACTTATATAATGTCCGCTTACATTATACAATGTCTACTAATTACGGATTTCAACCGACACTAGACGGTCTTAATAATATTGATAGCGACAGCACGACTACAACGAATATTATTTGCGATACGATAACCATCAATACGAGCGGGACCGCACCTACAATGGCACCAGGGGATAATACAACACACATCGCAACTACTGCTTTTGTGAATGGAGCGGTAACTGGGGCTTTTGTTACATTAAATACGACGCAAACAATTACCGGCGAAAAGACGCTGTCTAACGCAAATACTTTTATTACTGGAAATACTGTAACCGATAGCATTCAATCTTCGGCAGTAGGGACTACTCAAAATATCGCAACTACACAAACAAGTGGAAATCTCAATATTGGAACGTTGGGCGCACGAAGCGGAGCTATAAATATAAACACTGGAGGAACAACCACCGCAGCAGTGAATATTTCTACAGCATCAACAAGTTTTAATACGGTTTCTATTGGCTCGGCATCAAGTGCAATAAGTATGGCGGGGGTATCAACATTTACAAACTCCACTCCGAGTGCTTTTACTTTTGGGCTAACTAGTAGTAAGGTGAATCCAAGTGCCGTTGGAGGGCTACTTACTATTGGCGACACACAAACAACCGGTATTTTAGGAATTGGTGGATTGCCAGCAAGAAGCGGACGTATTGATATAAACATTGGAGGAACAAGCACGGCTCCAGTGAATATCTCATCAGGAACAAATGCGAATGCTCCAATCACGATTGGTTCTACTGCATCAACCACGCAAACAGCAACGCATAATGCTCTCTCAACATTTTCAAAAAAGGCGAGTTTTCAAGGCAACATAAATGTAGATGGAACGGGTATTATTGAAACAACAACAACTGATATGCAAATAAAAGTAGCCTCGGCAAATACCATATCATTTGTGTGTGGAAGCACAAGCACATTATCAATGGGTGTTGGGAGCAATTTATTTCAGGGCAATTGTCGTGTGGCAGCTCCCGCTATCTTACAATTGGAAGGAATGTCCAGCGGATATAGAATGTATTATGTTGAATTTGATAAATATGCATATTTTACAGGTTACGGTGCCACTTATCTCGGAATGCAGTTTTTAAATACATCTGGAGTATCCCAAATGGAGATTGTTGATGGTACAATTACTGTATCTTCAAATACAAATCTTACAGTTGCGAAACCGATTCTCCCGAGTTATGCTACAACATCTAGTTACAGCGAAAGCTCCGCAGCGACTGTTTTAACACAAATAAACGGAACATTTCGGTCTACTGTGTCTTGGTCGGCGTGGACAACTGGAACAGCAAACTATATTTTTAATAGAACAACAGCGGTTCCAGGTTGGACAAACGGCGGAGCACAGGGTTCAGGTTCAGGTGGATATTTCAGTTGCCCTGCAGGTGTTTATCAATTCTTTATGGCTTATTCTTTTGATGATGGAACGGCATATAATCTTACAGATTTGGTGATTGGATTATTTGATAGCAACGCATTAACAACAGCAAGCACACAAGCAACTTATATCGCATCAACAATGGGGGACAATCTTACGTGTTTAAGACACGAAGTGACATCTCAAACTCCCGCAGCGACTGATATTTATATAAGCCAAATGAGCGGGACATTCCGCATAACAGCAGCAACGAACCTGTATGGTTACGCACGTATAAATAATGGTGCAAGTGGTGGTATTAATACGGTGAACTTTGATTTGAGTATTACACGCATTGGATAAAAAAATAAAATGTTCTGTTATCTTATATGTCCCATTTTGCCTACATTCAGCCAAAAAATGGGCTCGCTAAGGATGCTGAGATTCACGACATTGTGTCCAAAATCATTAGCAAGATTAGCGATATCCCCCGCCACCAAGAGTATAAGCACGACTTGGAGCTTTTGAAAATGTGCTGTGTCATGGTGGAGCACGCCATTGATAACAAGAAACGCAAATCCAAGATAGACAAGCGAGACATTATCTATCAAGTGTGGGGTCGCGTTTGGAGCGGAATGAAACCGGATGACCTCAAAGTATTGGAGGGGCATATCCAGTTTCTCCACGAGAATGGATTCATTATCAAGAAGTCTCTGTGGTCGGTCATTAAGCACTCGGTTGCTGACTGGGTGGAACGTAAGATTTTAAACTAATGAGGTCCATGCGAGATTGGTTTTTTGATAAATTACAAAACTATTTATTGGACCGCTTTTTAAAATACGCTCGTGCCTCTCGTGCTGTCGTTGGAATCGTTCATACAGTATTATCGGTTGATGCCATGTTTATAATCAGACTGATAATGAATAAGTACGGCGTCGGTTATTTAATGAAATGGATTTGGTGGTTGTCACTATTATAATTTGTCTCTACATATTATAATGCCGTATAAAATTGTTCATATGGATGGAGGATTTGCTGTTCGCGATGCCAAAGGTCACAAGTTTTCAAACCGTCCGCTGACAAAGAAAATGGCGACGAAACAGCGTATCGCGATTGCTTTAAGCGAGTCGCGAAAAACTGGAAAACCCGCGTCGGCATTTTTTGCCTGAAAAATTGAAATCTTTTCCGTGGCGTTATCTGGAAGCATTATTACAAAACAAACTTATATGAACCGAACGAACAAACAAACTACGAAACGACAGACAAGATGGCACAAGAAATCAAATACGACATCAGCTTCAACAAGGCACAGATCTTTACCCGATTTGAGCATGGACTCATTACCAAGATTATTGCGGAGATTATTGCAATGGGAGGAGACATCACTGCACTGATGGAGACAGAATACAATCAATTCCAGGTCATCCACGGTATCCACCCCAGCAAGGGCGAAACCCATGAGCACTTTACGATATGTCTATTCAACAACTTCGCATTTGCGGAAAGGTCTGGTATGCGCCGCACGGCCAGGGCGGCGAGTGGATTATTCCACATAAATCTGGACGACGTATTCAATGTGACATCCATTACGATGGTTCAACATATGCGTCTCAGAAAATAAATATACACCCACACAAAACAAAAAAAACGAGAGGTCAGCCTCTGTTCATAAAATGCGTCCGCATTTTTTGAAGGTCTTATCCCGAGCGGACGCACGGGATACAGCTGTTTTTTTCCTCTCCCTCTATGGTATAATGGATAATCATACCATATCGCGAATCATCTATCCCAATCTCACAACCGAACAAATCATATTAGATTTCTACCAGCTATCGTTATTTAGGGGAAATCCAAAACTCCAATGCCGCGTGGGCGCTGACTTTGTGAATTACTTCACCCATGCTGAGAGGCTGAATACTGTGGGTCGTGAGGGAATATCATTCATTGATTTTTTGAATAACACCAACGGATGCTTGGAGAAGGGTTACGTTCAGCGTATGATGGACTTTTACGACAGCGAACCTCCCGAGCGCGAGATGTGGATAATGTATCGCATATTCAACCTCTATTTTGGTTCCATAAATATTTTTCAGCCACACATCGCCGTATCAGTGTACGACCGGTTTAAGCCGCGTTGTGTATTATCACCCTGCGCCGGATGGGGCAGCCTTCTTGTGGCGGCGTGCGCCGCCGGTGTGCCACGCTGGATTGGGTGCGATACCAACCACGCATTGAAACAACCTTATATGGATATGGTTTCAGTTCTCCACAAGCACAGCCTCACAGAAATTGATATGAACTTCATTTCGTGCTTGGATTTTGATTATGCCTCTACGGAATACGATATGGTACTCTATAATCCGCCATATTATAACATAGAGAAATACACAGGACAACCTATAAAGAGACGCGATGAGTGGAATCATTTTTATACCGTGCTATGTGAGCTATCTTGGCAACACTTACAGAAGGGGGGCTGGTATTGTGTTGCCGTTAGCAACGAAATCTACGACGTGTATAAAGCCTCTATCGGTCGTGTTGCCGACATCGTTATTCCAATGCCAAACAAGAAGCGAAGCATGTTTCACAAATACGGAGAATGTGTATTTTGCTGGCATAAATAATAGAGGCTCATTGTATATGCCGACTCAGCAAGAAATCCAGCATATCGTAGATAGACAAAATAGAGTGGCCTCTACAATGATAGAGGCGAAAAAACGGACTTCCACTGACTTCTACGAGAAGCACTCCCGCCTATTGCCACCCAAAAACGATGCCTACAAATCGTCGCAATCTTCTTCGGCGAAGATTATCTCAAAAAATTGAAAACTATTAAAAAATAATAACAGATAGTAATATATTAAAATGGATACTTCAAAATATTACACACAAACAAAATACCCAGACATATTTAGGAATACGTATTGGGGTGGTTTTACATCAAGCCCTAATCATTGTCCATCAGATTTGAAAACTTGCTGTGAAAATAGAAATAAGTTTATAGAAGATAACTCTATCAAATCGTGCGTGACGTGGAATAATAGGTTTTCAAAAAAAAGAGAGTTCTTCCATATTATTCATCGCAGAATAGAAGCTACTGGTGTAGTTGTTGACCATTCAGAATATTATGATACGGGGTATAGTGTTATTGGTATTTCATCCCATCATTGTTATGACCACCAACACGCAATTTGGCAAAAATATGGGTTTAGACTGATTGACCCATTATATTCTATTGACCAATCAACCTATCTCTATGAATATTTCTATAAATAGTTCATAAAACAGCTTAGAATTATATCTTACTTCATATTATAATACAATGGTATCCGATGCACAAAAACGCGCAATGAAAAAGTGGCAACACTCGCATAAGCCTCAAATCAACGAATACATAAAAAAATGGCGCATAGATAACGAAGATTATAAGTCTAAGCAGCGCGGGTATGTTCAGGCATTTCGTTTACGTAGAAAGCAACTCGCCGATGAGTTTCGCATTCTTTGTTCTATTGAAATCTTTTAAAGTTTTTTATTATTGGCAATTGCCAATGATAAAATTGTTGTCGGAAGGGTAGCCCCTTACGACAAGTGATTATGCCGCGCGGACGCGCGAGCACACATCTATTCCTTTTCCTCGCTGAAATCGTCGGCATCAGCAATAAGTCGTTCGTCGCATCCATCTGGGAGTCTTTCTTCATATCCTACGATGTAAGAAGATTTATACCGTTTTTTATTATAATATGTGTCGCGTTCTCTAAAATGCTTTTTCAAAAACGTATTTGTACGCAACTCTTCTGTGAAACTAGTAAGATTATTTGAGCGTTTATCCTGTTTGGACATATTCAAATACAACTCGGATTGCTTGAATAAAATAAAGGCATCTTTTATCATGACCACAGAATCCTCTTTTGCTTCAAACTGTTCGCTGAACCATCCATATGTGTTGTCAGACTTTTTCAAATACTTCTTCGTTTCCTCGCGGCATTGTTCTGGCACATCAACAAAGACATATCCATTTTTGCGAAACTTTTCAAAATGTGGAAACAAGATTTCTATCAGCGCTTGTCGGTTGTCTTCTTTGAACTGGTTTGATTTGAAATACGGGTCAGCCTTATATACAAGATATCCTGCTGGGTCGTGTTTATCAATGGATTGTTTGAACTCCTCGTAGGCATCATGCTCTTTGAAGCTGGATACAAACGGTATAACATCCAAACGACGTAATATCGCATCGTTTACTTCATCAAAATTGGGTTGCTTATTACATTCAAGAAGTAATGTCAGCGCAAGCCATGTAAGACAATTGCTACTATACAATCCACGGCAATTCAATGTTTGATTTCCTGTGAGCGATTTGGCAGTTGCCGAATTGATTGTTTTCTTTGAATCTGGCTCTGATGTCACGACGAGTCTCTTCTTATGTAGATTCGCGATTGCTGGGTTTGCCCCCTCCTTGATTTCACTAATTAATACAGACGATGGCAGCACATATCCATAATCCCCAACCGCGTTCATCATAAGTTCATTCAATACACCCTTTCCATTTCCACCCTGTCCAGTGGCGTTGAATATTTTTTCAACTTGTTTTCCCCATAGTCCCGTTGCTAATATTGTGAGATAATGGTCTCGGATTTTAGAATTGGGGAATATTTGGTCTAAGAGTTTATTCAAGCAAGTATGGTCCGCCCCAGCACGGTTCCAGTTCCACCCCGTCGTCATAGACATATACTGTTTGTAGCTCGGCTCTGTCCATTTCGCAGCGTCCAAATCATAAACCGCGTTTTTGAAAACCAATAAATCTGGATTCGCGTCCATTTCAATGTGATTGAAGGTAATCGCATATATGATATCATCTACTAACGATTTGCGCATAGTATTATTATCACACGCCTGGATTACTTGGCCCATTAGCTTTCCTAATAAAATGGATTTACCCGGTGTCTGAGTATCGTCGGCTTCATCGATCGCCCGGGCTATTTCGCGGCATACAAACTTTTTGAACGAGCCCTGCACTTTGAGATGAAGCGGTGTATATCGCTTGTCTGTTTGTTCTTGCCAATAAACGCCGGTGTATTCATATAGTTTTCCTCCTACATAGATGTAGCGGTCCATATACAGCACGCGGAAAATATTTGCCATAAATGCCGTTGAATAAAGAGTGGAATCAAATCGCAGCGATTTATCCAAGATACCATTGTATCCCAGTTCCATCGGCTTTTTTGATAGTTTCAAATCATATCCAGTCTTTGCCAAGATTTCGGTTTCTAATTCTTGGATTAGTTCTGATTTGAAAAACCGCTTTTCAAGCATTAGTCCGTCCGCACACAATACCGCATTGTCATTTTTAATATATCCATTTTTCACGCAGTATAGATATATTGTTTCCAGAACTTGGACCTCACACTCTTGTAGGAAATACGAGCACACAGTTCCGTTGATATTACATGATTCGTCTTTTTGTTTTTGCGCGATTTCCAATATATGCGGGTTTGCCATCGCTATCCATTCATTAATGGTCGCAATCTCATTTTCAAAATCAATGAGTTTCTGGTTCGCAAAGCTCACATTGATTTCCCATTTTGAGACCCACGCCTGAGAACCGCCTCCAAATAGTAGGCGGATAAATAGGTCTTTTGGAATATCTTTCTTCAAATGTGGTTCGGTCTTTATTCGTTCTAGTTGAAGCACTTTATAATGAGCATTTACCAAATCCAGCCATTCTTGGCGGTTCTCTACATAGCTACGGAGAAGCGGGGCATCAATACCAGCACCTTGTAGGGTGAGTAGTAGCAAGCGTGGGTGGTAGTTGTCTATGTCCACATCTTCGTAGGTTTCCACGGCCAACGTGTGGCGAATCTCACGGCGAATGTTGTATAAACCCACGCCATTCTCTGGGTTGCATCGCCCGAATGGGTTGTTCCGTGATTTGCGATATTGGATTTTTGCGCGGCTTCCCTCCATCTTCTCGCGGTATTTTTCCAATTGTTGTCGTTCATTTTCGTGCCATACTTGGCAGATTTTATTATTAAATGTCTTCTTCAATAGATTGCTGTTGATTAGCTTTTCAAGAACTTGTAAGTCTACGGTTTCATACAGTGTGATTCCATCTATGCAGCTGGGGCGGGCTTCTTTCCTAAGGTACGGCAGGCGAGGGTCGTCGGTGGTTGGTCGTTGCATTTGGTTGGTTATATATTACTATCTAGACAATAATTTTAAGTAGTTTTGACAATTTATATATTACTTGCGTTTCTTCTAAATAATCCTTGAATATCCCATTTATCCCATTATCCCATTTTCTGCCCCTAAAAAAGGAAAGTATGCATGCAAGAGAGTCTAAGGAGACTTTGCAAAAACAGGGGCAAAAAAAGGGATAATGGGGGCAGAAAAATGGGCCAAAGGGCAGGATTTGGGACATTCCGTTCCCCGGGCTTTTGGGATGCCACTTTTCCTAAATAATCCGAACCCCCCCCCGCATTATCCCCCTTCATCAAAATAATATAAGAATCTATTTTATATTATTTCAAATGCTAACTGACGCCCCGTTTTTCAAGGCCCAGGTGGAACTGGATACCTTCTGGAATCAACTCTATGAGCACTGCGTGGTTATAAATGAAAATTATATCTATTTTTTCACGAGTCCTGCAGCCGAGACCTACTACCGAAGGTCATATTTAGCAACAATAAATCATATAAATGCCAAGTACAGCGTCCAGCTATTCAAGGCAACGCAAGATATTGTTCTGAACAACACGCCCCACCCAATGTCTATCCAGTCATGGCGTCCCGACTGGGAATCGGCTAACTGGGAGATACTTTTCCCACCAGAGATTATACAATGCTAGACGTCTACTCAAAATTGCCACCCGAAGAAAAACTCAAAATATCATTCAATGCGTGGTTGGCCGAATACCACCAAGAACACGGCCCACCAAAACTCAAAAAACGCGCCTACGTGGCAAAGGATAAAAAGCATCACAAAGCGGAGCGAAGCGACGCCCCCATTGTAGAGGCCCCCGTTTCCGAATCTCAGTCGACACCACCAAAAAAACCGCGAAAAAAGAAAACCGCCCTAGAAGCACGTAGGAGAAAAATAGAACTGGATTTGGAAAAAGTGGAGGCGCGCCGCGCCGCTTGGAGAGAAGCCAACTCCGACCAACTGACCGCGGAAATTTAGGCAAAAATAAAGTGGTATCCCAATATATAGAAACTACGATGCCCGAATACACCATTTATAAAATCCAAGTCGGCGAGCAGATTTATATTGGCTCCACAAAAGATTTCAGAAGCCGCAAGTACCAGCACAAGTGCCAGAGCAAGACGAACAATTGCCAAATCTACCAGGCAGTCCGAGAAGCGGGCGGGTGGCATAAAGATATGATGGCACCGATAGAATTATACGAGTGTGCTACATCCACGGAGGCATGTATCCGAGAACAATATTGGTTACGAGAATACGGTGCCACGCTCAACACGAGGCAAGCACACACCACAGCAGAAGAGAAGCGCACCAGCTGGAATAATTACCAGCGGGAGTATGCCAAGAAGCGCTACCACCGACTTAAAGCCGAAAAAAACCCCGAGGTTATAGTATAATGCACCCCAACGTTTTTTTTCGCAAGCTTCGCAGAATAATGTTAGAACGGCGAAAACATATAAAGATAATACGATAAAATATGTATAAAATGCCCATATTTACTATTTATAAAATACAATGCGAAGATGAAGTTTATATTGGTTCTACTCGTGATTTTACGCAGAGAAAAAATAAACATAAAGCTAAATGTAATAACGAAAAACAAAGAAGTTATAATTATAAAATCTATCAAGCCATCCGTGCTAGTGGAGGTTGGGATTCAAAAAATATGATACCGATTGAAATGATAGAATGTCCATCATCAATAGAGGCGCGCATTCGTGAAGAGCATTGGAGACGTGAATATGGCGCAACACTTAATTCTTGTCAAGCATACACAACAGTAGAGGAAAGAAAAAACCAAATACATAATAATAAAAAAGAGTGGATAAACAATAACCGTGAAAAACGTAATACCTATCAACGAGAATATTATGCAAAGAAAAAAGCTTCCGCCGCCGATCATTTAGAAGAATTAAACGCTCAATAATCTATTTAGAAATAATTTCTAAATGGATACTATAATGGACTTATCCGACCTATTGAAAAAGAAACGCCCCAACTTATCCGCTGGCTCGCTCCGCACCTACAAGTCTATTCTCACCAACCTCTACCGAAAGTGCTATCCAGAAGATGACGAGATAGATGTAGAGAAGCTCAACAATGAAAAGCATATGCTGGAGCACCTGAAAGACATCCCTTATGCCAAGAGAAAGACCACACTCGCTGCGCTCGTGGTGCTCACAGGCAACAAACATTACTCAACACAGATGATGGATGATATCGGCAAATACAACGATGAGCAGATGCTACAGCAGAAAGATGGCAAGTTCGCCGAGAACATGATACCATTCGCAGAAGTGGAGACGATTCTCAAACGATTAGAAACAGAGGCAAAGCACATCTACAAGAAAGAAACCGCACT